GGATGGCAAGCAACTCCTCTGGTAGCCAAGCCTGCGGAGTTCGCTTAGGTTCTATCTCGGCTGGCACGTTGGGCCAAATCTGGAGATAGCCACGCTGACAGGCAAAACGCCAGATCGCCAGGATCTGCGCCCTGTCTTTGTTAACCGTCGCAGCAGCCCGACCACTGGCTCCGACTCGGCTTAAGTGACGAGCCATTTCCAGGTCGGTTAGGTCACTTAGGAGTGCTTTTCTGCCCAGCGTCTTCTCAAAAGACCGTATCGATAATCGATACAACCGGACAGTCTCCTTGCTGCGACCTCGAAGTTTTAGGGGTGTGTAGATTGATTCAAAAAATTCTTGTAGCAACATGGACATTCTCGCTAGGTAAGGACCAAGAGAGGATTTCCTAATCTACGCCACAGATAGTGGGGTGAGGGGTAGGGGGTAAATTTTTCCAAATTTTCCGAATTTTCCGAATTTTCTTCAAGTCCCTTATCCTCCACTTTCGGAACCACTACTTATGGTTGGATTAATCTCTCTTTTCGAAACAGTTGATTGAATCCTAGCAGGCTAGATAAGATAGTCAAGTCTTTTTATACCCATTGTGGGGTACGACTTTTTTATTATCTTTCGCTCTAATGGCCTTTGCTGATTGAATCGATTGGTCAGCCAGTGATGGCAGAGTATTGACCAAGCTTTCGGGCATTTCTATCTTTCAACCGTCAGCGATTTGCAGTTTGCGAATTGCTTATCTCAGTGGGACTTTCTTGTTTTCTTAGGATAGCGATCCACCGCTAAAGAGCATCTGGCTAGGTGCTAGGAGGAATTGTATGCAGGCCGAGTTACCAGTCACGGCAGATCACTTTGCCAATCATTCACACGACTGCGAGATGGACAATCTGCGGCAGCCGTTCTTTTTCTGGGTTGACATGATCCAGACGTTTTTTGGTGAGGAGCGTCACGATCGGGCCATCAATGCCTTGGTCGACTACTTCGACGGCAAGGAAGAGGATTACGGTCACATTCTGTGGCTGGATACGCCAGAGCATCAGTTGGGTGTCTTTCAAATGATCATGGAGAAAAGCCGATGAGTAGCCAGTTGTCGACATTGCGGCATGTTTACGGCGCCGATGGTAAGGGTGCTTTGGTTCGGGTGCAGCCAGATGGTGCTGTGTACAGTATCACGAAGAAGGTCATGCTCACCGCAGAGCAGGGCCAGTGGTACAACATGACGGTTCTGAATGCTGAGACCAAGCAGTACGAGCAGAAGAAGGTGATTACAGCCAAGGGGTATGATTATCTTCGCAGTTTGATCGGAATTAACTTCGTCAGCCCAGACACGATTATCTCGTCAGACGGTCGCGAGGTAGGCAATCCTTACCTACACGAATCCAACGGCATGCTGGAGTACGTGAAGGTTAGGGTGATTGGTGCTTGCCGTGGGCCTAGCGGTAACTGGCAGGCTCAGGACTTGACCTTTGTGTTTAACTTTAAGGCATATTTGGCTTCTGATTTGTACGCCAAGTGGCACGACAAGCGAAGTGGTGAGGTTAAGGATTGGGGTAGGCTGATCAACTCGGCAGCCGCTCCACCCTGCCCTCCTAGTTGTATACGGGTGCCTGTATCGATGGGAGTTGAGCTAGAGGTTGATCTTAATAGCAAGGCTGTCTTGGCAATCTATCGGGAGCATCTTGAGAAGCAGAAGTTTGCTGAGAGGAACGCTTACAGCATGGCCTCCAGAAACATTATGCGCAAGCTGTTGGGACTTCACTACGTAGATGAAGACAATACGGTGACAATTACAATTTGGCCTCAGGCGGATAAAGACCTAATGAAGCTGGGTGATGTGGTGTCACGTAACAAACAGGGCAGCGTAGTGATTGATGGTGACTACATTGATGTCAAAGCGGAGTACGCAGAAGCCACGGATGAGGACATTGAGACGGTCAACGAAAATGACGAGGACGAGGTTACTGAAGTCACTTCAGTAATTGAGTCCCCTCAGAAGAAGGTTAGGAGTAAAGCAGACGCATTGAATGATTTGCGGGCAGCGATTGAGAAGATACCTCGCAATGAAGAGAAGCCAGGGCAGGTTGATGAGCTTGTAAAGGCTGCACTTCGCTTGCAGGGGCTGAAGACTAAGAGCGACCTTGTAAAGCCAAACGTAACTTTAGAAACGATTGACAAGATCATAGATCATTTGAGGGTGACACAATGAGTTTGAAGAGTGTGCAGGTGAGCAATCTAAAAGGGCTCAAGGATGGGCGGTACGATCTTAAGCCAGTGACTTATGTGTGCGGTGGCAATCGCAGCGGGAAGTCTGCTTTGCTACAGGGTATTCAATATTCTATCTTTGGCCGATGTGAGGAGATTGGAGCAAAGGGTGCCGGTGCTCTCGTTCGCAGTGGTAGTGATAGTTGTTCTGTGGTGTGTGAGGCTGATGATGGCATGGTTGCAAAGCTATCGCTCACGCTGAGCAAGAAGGGATCGGTAAGCCAGTCTCGTGTAATGATGATCAATGGTATGCAGGTCAGTGAGGCTGAAGCTGCAAGCCAGTGTGGTAATGTTCCGGTGTCGATCGATCAGTTCCGCGATCTAACCGGCGAAGAGGTTTGGCGATTGATTATGCCGGTGGACTCTGCTTCGGGCGAGGGACTGCCAGAGCATATCAAGCAGTCGGTCGGTGATCTAATGAAGAAGCTGACAGATGCTGGCTTCTCAACGGCAGACATTGCACTTCAGTTGGCAGGTGAACTGGATTGCTTTAGCCGAGCGACTCAGTTACTTGAGCAGGTTAATATCAGCTTGCGAGAAGTGCGAGAGAAAGCTAGGGCGATCCTGAAGGCGATTGAGACTGCTCCACAGCCTTACGATGGTCCATCGCTAGAGGATCTCAAGTTAGAGCAGGCTAGCCTTAAGTCGCAGATCAACCAGTTCACAGAGATGGCTACGGCTAAGACTACGGTAGAGCAGACGATCGCTTACAACAACTCTCAGATCGAACGGCTAGGCAATCAAGTCAAGTCGTTTGCTGAGACACAGCAGCAGTTAACAGCATCACTGGCTGCCAAGACTGAGTTACTTGAGCAGTGTCAAGAGTTGCTTGCTAGGATGCCGGATTTTGTCGATCCACAAGACTTTAGCAGCCTCGGCTTCTTTACGAGTAAGGTAGGTGATTTGCTTGAGTGTATACGAGTTTTGAACCCAGAACACGAGCTAATCAAGGTATCAGATAAGTTTGTTGGACTGGTTCAAGAGTACGTTACTCAGAACACGTATGTCGTGGGCGATGACGAACATCTGGATAACTTGTATCAGACGGTACGTGAAATGAGCCATGCTCAAGGTCTGGGGTTTCCGGCAATTACACGCAAGTCGATTGCTAAGTGCATAGGTTTGTGTGAGGGTCTTATCTCGCAGAGCAAGAGCCAGATCGATAAGGCGGCGGCATCAAGCAAGCATGCTGATTCTCAGATCGCAAACTATCGTCGTGAGAATGAGTCTCTACAGGATAAGTTAGTGGTGGTGGACGAAGAGAAGTTGCAGGCGACAGCGTATCGGTTACAGCAGGTGACGGGTTGTATCACGCGAGCCAATGAATACTCACGCTATTTACTCACTGCGCAAGATGCACGTAATCAATCAACAAAGCTTAAGTCACTGGAACCATACTTCGAGCAGTTGGTTGAGGACTTGCAATCGTTCCGAGTTAAGGCGATGAACGATGGGATTGGTAAGGTGTGTGAGATTGCTAATCAGATCATTACTTACTGTGACTTATCTCCGGTAGTGATTGAGCCAGTGGCTGGCAAGCGTCCGTCTGTGGTCATCAAGAACACCAATGGAAGCGTGTTTGCAGCGATGAGTGGTGCTGAGAGATTGATCTACGGATCTTCGATTATTTTGGCTATTCATGCTGTACGTAACGTAGTGAGATCACTACTATTCTTAGAGGGCGGTGAACTTGATTCGGTTTATACCAACAAGTTTGTCTTAGCACTGACTCGCGTTGCACGAGGCAATGTCTTTATTGCTCACTGGCACGACACTGTGGTTGGTGACACAAAGCTGGAGGTTATCCATGTCTGATTTTTCAGAGCAGCAGGAAGCAATTATTCATTCAAGCCTAATGAGAATGGGGCCAGTGGTTGTGAAGGCTGGCCCAGGATCAGGCAAGACGCATACGGTCGTTGGCTTGATTAAGGAGCATCTAGAGCGAGGCATGGCTGGTGAAGATGTGATTGCGATCACGTTCACGCGGCGAGCGGCACGAGAGCTTAAAGACAGGCTTGGTCGGCAAGGTCGACGGGTGCAGGCTAGTACGATCGACGCCCTGGCTTTGAGTATCGCCAAGAATCGCTTTTCCGATCTAAAGCTACTGAGTCCAGCATGTCACTGGATTCTGTTTCAGATCGTTTGTGAGATGCACAAGGTCAAGGCTACGCCAGAGGTGGCATCACTTATTGATGAAATGAGAGTAGCTCCTTATCTAGGCAATCGTCCTGCCGAGAACGCTAAGGTAACGGAAGAGGCTAGGCTGCTAGGTGCGATGGATCAATTGATGACGACCAGCAACTACAGCGACTACTTAGGTGTATTGCTTACGGCGATATGGGTCTTGCAGTCAGGTATGTACCGACCATCGTGCAGGCTTCTCATTGTGGATGAGGCTCAGGATACGTCCAAGATTCAGTGGCTTCTGATTGAGGAGTTGGTTAAGCGGTCTGCTGCTCAGCTTGTGATTGTCGGTGACATGAACCAGAACATTTACTCGTGGCGTAATGCGGCTCCAGAGATTTTTCATAGCTATGCTGTCAGTGAAAAGAGTTTGGCTTTGCCGCTAAAGGAATCGTTTCGTTGCCAGCCCAAGATTGTGCGAGCAAGTAATCATCTAATTCAGTTTAATCCTGACGCTGAGGCCGATGTGGTTTCTGTGCGAGATAGTGTGTTTGAGCCAGTGACAGTCTCTACCGATCGTCCAGTCCTAGAGGTATTGAGGCTCATGGAGGATCTATATCAGCCACAGGAGATAGCGATTCTTTGCAGAACAAACCGAACGGTAGAGTATTTGGCTCGTGAGTTAGCAGAGACTAATGTGCCATGCAACGCAGTCAAGCCAGTGCAAGGTAAGGTAGCATTTCTGGCTATGGCCGCGATGTTTGGCATGAACAGGGATAATGTCATTCATCAGATTCTGTTCAAGGAAGCTGCTCGTCAAATATCGATCCATCTAACAGGGAATGAGCCAGAGGACATCCTGGCTTCTCTAGTGACCAACAGGAATGGGGTGTCGATTGTGAAATTTATTAGCTCGTGTAGCAATACAGAGTTAGTGTTTGCTGAGGCGCTTGAGGAAGTGAAGGATGTGCCAGAGCTTCGTTCAAGTGTAGTTGAGGTCAAGAAGAGCGTGGGTGGTTACTTCGTGCGTGATGCGGTTGAGAAGCTGGTTTCGCCTGCGGAGGTTGAGTCAAGCAAGGATGCGGTCACTGTATCTACGATCCATCAGGCGAAGGGTCTAGAGTGGCCAGTGGTGATCATAGCTGACCTTAAGGAGGGAGTTTTTCCAAGCAAGAAATCCATTCGCTCTGAGGAGGGAATAATTGAGGAGAGGCGATTGATGTACGTGGCAATGACACGAGCCAAGGATCGTCTTGTTTTGTGTGTCGATCCAGTCGTCCCAAGTCAATTTGTTTTCACAAAGGAGTTCTATGATGCTGAAGAGATTCAGGGGTTGGGGCCGCAGACAATCGCAGAATCAGGATGGTAGTGAGCGCAGGAGATTCAGGCCATTCAAGAGGATCCGTCAGGCGATTTTCAATCTCTACGAAAAGCTTAGCGGTTTTCTGCCGTCTTGGGCAATGAAGTTCTTGATGCAAGGGTTGTTGATATTTCTAGGTGCTCCGTGGTGGGTGTGGCCTATTATCGCACTGGCTGCGTTCTTGCTGTTCGGAGGGGCTTGGTAATGCGTGAGAAAGAAGTAGATGACTGTATCAGCATAACGTGCTTGTGTATGGCTGTTTCAATGTTCCTGGGTGCTGCTCTGGTAGACAGTTGTAGCATGAAGGACGAGACGATTTGGAAGCAGGCTGTTGAGCGAGGATATGCAGAAGAGGTGGAGACGAGTTCTGGCAAGAGCTACCTATGGAAGGAACAAGTGGATGAACAGGCTATTGGTCGTTGATGATGAGTTCAGGAATTTACTAGAGGCTCATAGTGCTGAAGAGCTAGATCAGTTACGCAAGAACATTGTTCGCGATGGCCGAGTGATCGATCCGATTGTTGTATGGGAGGGTGAGGATATAGTCGTGGACGGTATGACTCGCTACGAGATTGCGTTAGCCGAGAACGTACCTTTTACTACGATCGACATTCCTTTTGAGAATCGTCAGCAGGTTAAGGATTGGATCTTCGCTCATCAGTTCGGTCGGCGTAATGGAGATGGTATTAGTCGGGCTCGGTGGAGGGCTATGCTTGTCGAAGCCAAGGCGAGCAAGATTAGTAATGTTCGTGGGTTAAAGACTGCAATTGTAGATTCAGTCGCTAAAGCAACGGGTGTTTCGGCTCGCCAGATCTGGTCGGATTTAGCAGTGACGGAAGTGCTTGATTCCTTAACTCCGCAGGCTAAGCGGAACATTGTTCATGGTCACATTGCAGCTACCCCAGAATCTATTCTGTCGATCAAGGACTTGCCTGAGTCGCAGAAATCTCAGGTGTGTGATGTGCTAGAGAATTTGCCAACGAACGTAGGCGAGGATCTAGTATTCCGTTCTGTGGAGGAAGTTGTTCAGGCAGTTGCTGAGCACCAGTCGGGCCAACCGGAAAAGCCTGAGCAGAAAAACAAACGTCTTGAGCAAGAGATAGCCAAGATTGAGAGGTTTATTGCTGAGCTTCCTGCTCGCATCGACTCGGTTGCCGAAGGTAAAAAGCTAAAGCGATCTCCATGGAAAGAGAGAGTGCAGGTGGCCTTTGCTTCGTTCGTCACGATATGGAGAGAACAATGCAAGAAGCCTTAATGCCATTCTTCTCAAGGACTCCTTGGCTTCATCAGATCAATGGTGTAGTGCAGGTAGTGGAGGCTTTGAGATCGACGAATGCCGTAACGCTATGTAGTGCTACGGGTGGAGGTAAGTCAGACATGATGTGGGCACTAGCTCAGTATTATCAGAGCCAGGGAGCTAAGTGTTTGATCCTGACTAACCGCAAGATGCTCACGCATCAAACGATGCTTAACGCTCAAGCTAAAGGTATAGGCTTTGGTGTGCGAGCAGCATCACTGGCTGAGCATTTTGATTCGACGCAGGATATACAGATTAGTTCCATTCAGACGGAGATCTCAAGAACCATTAACAGTAATCGCTGGGAACCGTTTGACGCTGACTATGTGTTTGTGGATGAGGGGCACTTGCAAGCCAGTGGTGAGAGCGAAAAGTTCTTAAGGTCTTACCTGCATCGCAATCGAAAGATCGTCGGCTTGTCGGCAACTCCTGTGGGTATGAGTCACTTGTACCCGAAGCTGGTTGTGTCAGGTAAACCTTCAGAATGCTTGGCTGCTGGTGCTCACGTAAGGGCTGTGATTAAGGCTCCGTTTGAATTTGACTTGTCGAAGGTTAAGCGAGTCAAGACGGGCGAGTACAGTATCGGTGACATCAGAAAACATGTGTGGAGTCAGCAGATTGTTGGTCGTGTGATTGAAGAGTGGTTTACCGAGAATCCAGACAAAAGGCCAACGCTTGTGTTCGCACCCTGCGTAGAGTCATCGATTGGATTGACGCTGGACTTCATGCGGCAGGGCGTAAAGGCTGCTCATATTGATGCCAATAAAGTGCAGATCAACGATCAGGTGTACACGGACACAGATGGCAAGATTCGACAAGAGGTACTGGAGGCGTGGAAAGCTGGTGACATCAAGGTGATATGCAATCGCTTTGTCCTCAGGGAGGGCATCGACTTGCCACAGATGTATCACTTAGTTCTTGCCTGTCCCATGGGATCGATCAAGACGTACTTGCAATCGACGGGTAGGGTTATTCGCTATTCGGCAGAGACACCTGACCACGTTCTAATTACGGATCATGCTGGCTCCTATTACAAATTCGGTGGCGGGCCTAATCGGGACCGTAACTGGGAGGAGATGTACTATCAGACTGAGGAGCAGATTGAGAAGAAGATACGCGAGCAAGCGGAAAAAAATCCTGACCAAGATCCAATTGTGTGTCCGCACTGTGGAACTGTGCGTCACGGCAATATGCCTGCTTGCCCTGCTCCTCCGGTTGGATGCGGTAGAGAGTCTCGCGGTAGAAGCAAGATGATTGTGCAGCAGAACGGTGAACTGCGTCGGGTGACGGGACCAAACTTTCGTCCACCTCGTACTCGTCCAAGATCCAGTGCTGACCAGCAGAGGTGGGACAATCTTTACTTCAGAACACGAAACTCTACAAGTCCTCGTGCCATGAACTTTAATCAACTCAAAGCCTTATTCTATCGCACCTATGGCTACTACCCTCCAGGTGATTTGCTAAGGATGCCACGAGATGAATCAACTTGGAGTCGCAAGGTAAATCAAACGGAAGCAGCAGCACTTAGGAGTACAGGTAATGGCTAGTAGTATAACGGAGTGGCAGGCCGAACAGATCAAAGATTTTCGGCAGATGCTTTTAGAGTGTGAGAACATCCCGCAGCTTGTGTCAGTGGCAAGAAACCTTGTGCACTTTGTTAGTCAAGCTTGGTATTTGAGAGGTTGCTTGCCAGCGTATAACAAACGATTGGCTGACTTCCTTGAGGGCCGAAAGGAGAGGATCGTGGTGGTGATTGACTTCAAGGCTATCTGCCATTTAGCGTATCATCGCGCCAAGGATACCAGTCCAGCATCTGAGTTCGCTGACATCATTTCAAGAATTAAGATGGCTTTCTCAATGAGTTCGCTCTTCCTGTTTGCTGATGAGATGGAGGAAGAAAGCTGGAGGTATGCTAAAGACTCACGTTGGAAAAGCAGTCGGCTCGACATCACTAGCGGCTTTTTGTCTTTTGTTGCTAGTGCTAGGGAGGCACTTGATAAGCGTGGCGTGAAACGATATATGTTTCCAACGTATGACGCAGACGACGTATTGGCCTCACTATCCACCTCGTATGCACTTGCTGGCGATAAGTGTGTAATGGTTTGCCAAGACAAGGATTTGTATCAGTGTCTCGGACCCAAAGTGAACATGTACTGGAAGGGACAGTTCTTCAATCGCGAGTCGTTGTTTAAGAATTACGCCTGCGAACCTAAGCAGTGGGTGGATTGGCTGGCTATGGTTGGTCGCAATGACATCCCTGGTGCGTCAGGTGTTGGAGAGAAGACAGCCAGTAAGTTACTGATTACTTTCGGAAGCTATATCAACTGCCTCAATGCCATCGATCAAGTAAAGAATCAGTTTTCCGAGAAGGTGGCTGCGGGACTGATGGAGTTTGAGAAAGCATACTTCGACACACATCGCCTTCATAGATTGAATCAAACCTTAGATGTTGAGGTGCTGGTATGAACGATTTCTCATTTAGGGATGGTCCTTTCATTTTTACTGATAGCAGGATGTACTGCTCGGCTCCGCCTAGCCTAGATCAGCTTGAAGAAACACTAAGCAGACTGGCTTGGATGCAAAGACACATTTACTGGTGGATTGGTGATGCGATCCTACAAGGAGAAAAACTGTTTGGTGATGATGCATATCAGGCAGTAGATCCAAGCTTTAGTCCTGATTTGCTTCATCGGTGTGTAGCGATGGCTGCTAAGTATCCACCAGAGCATCGCAATGCCAGCCTATCGTGGTCTCACCACCTAGCTGCTGCGAAATTGAGTCCGAGGTTGCGGGTTGTGGCACTAAGAAAAGCGGAGGCTGAAGGATGGAACAGTCAGGACTTTCAGGGCTACCTGAAAAACGTATGGGCGAAAAAGGAGATGCTGGAGCAATACGCGACATCTCAGGAAGAAGATTCTGCTGGATCTCAGGATTGACCAAGGGTACTCGTCCAGCCAACTGGTATGGCGATTGGTGGCTGCAAGTGGCTCACTTGAGTAGCGGTTCAGGTGCGATGCATCGCGTCAATGATCGTCGGGCTGTGGTGCTGCTGTGTCCGCTAGTGCACGAGTGCCATGTGAACGATTCAGAGAGGATCGCAGAGAAGAAGATTGGCGGCAGATCGTATCCTACGATTGATGCCTCCCACCTGCTGTGGATCAAACAGATCATGGATCCTGGCTTCTACGATCCGGAGTTCTATAGTCGTATTTGGACGGGCTCACCTCCTGATCCGAAGCGACCACCAGCGTACTGGATGAATATGTTATTCGAGAATACAGGATTGTCATTATGAACAAGGATGGCGTGTCGTACATTCTGGAGAAGCTAGCGGAGGAGTTTCCTACGAAGTCGGACTTGTCAGAGTGTTATCAGGAGGTGGCTGATTATTTGAGAGGTTTAGATTTACCTCAGAAAGATGTGGAAAGAGTTTTACGTTTACTACGCAAAAAATGTGTGGTGTTTATTAGTGTTTCTGATGCTTTGAGAAAGTGGAGCTTGATAAATGGCTAGTGCGTTTGCGACTGTTCATGGTTATTTGAGCGATGCGCCAAGTGTGAATACTACAAAAAACGGAACTAAGGTAGCCAGAATCCGTTTGGGCTGGAGCAAGAAAATGGGAGAGGAGACTAAGTGGAGCAACATTAATGTCGTTCTCTGGGGGAAGTTAGCCGAGACAGCGGAACAATACTTGGAGAAGGGGAGTCTTGTCACTGTCAACGGAGAACTGGAGACGAACTCATGGGAGAAGGATGGAGAGAAGAGATCCAACTTGGAGCTTCACGCAAGCCAGCTAAAGCTGGAAGGAAAGCCCAAGGGCAATGGTGAAAAACAAGAGCGACCTACGCCGAGCAGCAAGCCAGCAGGCAAACCAGCAAGTAAGCCCGCAGTCAAATCCGAAGACGACTTCCCATCAGACGATGGATTTGGCGACATTCCGTTTTAAGATTGAGACTACAGATCGGGTAGAGGTGACAGACCATGCACTGCGTCGGTATTGGCTCAGGATTGATCCGATACCGGACAGGCATGGAGTTCAAGAGAGAATACGTAGTGAGATGCAACGCGGCTTCTGGCTGAGGCGCTGGCGCATGCAGGATGGTGTGCCAGTGCTTCATTGCCGTTGCAGCGGATTGATCGCAGTTGTTGCTCCCCAGGAGAATTGCTGGCTGGTCATTACTGTTATGGAGGGCAAAAGAAATGGGAGCGATCGACGGAACCGATGACATCAAGCAGGCCACAAGGGTGCTTCAGCTTTGCTACCCAAAGATCATCGTCGCACATGAGGTGCAAGAAGCGGTCGACGGCAGCAGCATCGTCCAGGTGATCAAGAACGGAAAGAGGATCGTAGGTGTCATGATCGCTGAACGCGACATGCACGAAATCTACATTCGTCGCCTTGCAGTTCTGGATGAGTACAGGCTTAAGGGCTACGCTCGTGGCATGATTAATAGTTTGCTGAGGCAAGATCATGTCAAGCTGCTTACCCTCTCTGTTCCTGGCTGGGAGCCAGCGTCTGTTGCGTTTGCTCATCGCTGTGGATTCCATGTGTTCGGGATAGACGCCGACAACGAAGGATTCCAAGTTTGGCGATTAAGTTCGCGTGCAAACGCTAGCTCTAGGAACAGGATTGAGCAGTACTTTTCTAAGCGTCTTAGTCGAAAAGGCGATTTTGGGCGTCGGTATTGAGGTCGTCGAATAGCTTGCCGATTCGGGAGCCAGAGACGCAGCAATCGATAGGTATGTCGCGTCGAGACAGTTCACGAAAGACTTCGCGTTTAATAGCGTGTAGGGCCAGCATGACACTGCTGGCTTCTACCACTCGGCCCATCCTTCCAGATCGCAGGTTGTTCAGTGTCTCCTCGGCTGCAATTTCCTCCGCTGTCTTGCCTTCTTGTCTTTTTGCAACAATCCACCTTGACCTTGGCTCCATCTCCGCTAGTATTGAAGTCACTACTCCAGCAAGTTCGTCTACTTCGCTGTGGTACTCGTCCTCGTAGATGTTGCTTTCTTTGTTTTCGGCTAACACTGCTTTTACATTGTCTTCGTCAATGAGAAAAGAATTTGTTTCCGAAGAGTAGGCCATTGGTATTCGTTTGCCGAAGGTGCTACTTGTCTTCACCACGTAGTCAGAACACTTCCTTGGGATGACGCGAGAGAAGAACGATGAAAGTCTTCCCTTGGCAGGATCAAAATTCTTTATTGCTAAATAGGCTTGGCACATTGCTTCGTTGAATAGTTCGTCCGTGTTGACTTGAGGAGGCTTGGGGTGATTATGGCAGAGGGTCCAGATCCAGTGTGCCTGAGAGCACAACAGTATTTCGATTGCTTTTTTATCGCCGCTCTTTGCTTGTTCGTAGTATTGGCTTTCTTCCAGAGGGGTTAATCTCTTGGCTTCACGACCTGCTAAAAAATCTGCGACAGGATCTACTTTCTTCACAGAACGACCTCCTTGCGTTGTTGCGTATTGCCGAATCTCTGAGTCTGGGAGTGTACGAACATCTCTGAGCCCAGAAACACAGGCAGATAGATGTGTACAGTATAAACATTCTAAGCTCGCAGGTGTACCTTGGTCAACCGATAGGTATCCAGAATCCGCACCTCCTGGCTTTTTTATTGACGCGGGAGTAAGTGCTTATGATAAGAATCATCTAAGTAAGCGCCCCGCTGGCTCCAAGTTGCTTGAGAGCTTACGGCCAGGAGATCATGTTCTCGTTTGGTCGGTGGACAGAATGTTCCGCAACGTAGGTGACTTTGGTACTACGATCGATCTGTTTCGTCGCAAAGGCATTCTTGTTCACTTTATCAACGACGACATTGATTTGAGTAGTCCTAGTGGACAATTGAAGGCGGCCCTACTGGCTGTGCTTGCAGAGCACTTCTCGCGCATGCTTGGCTTCCGAGTGAGGGAAGCTGCGGCGATTAAGCGACTAAAGGCAGGTAAGGGCATCAAGTCGGCACGTAGCACACCCAAGTCTATTAGGATGGAGGAGGTGTCTAAGATCAGGGAGGGTGATCTGCCAAGCAAGATACTATCTCCATACGCAAAGCCAAAGAAGCAGGTTCAATCGCTCAAGCGTGTTTGGGGTTACATTCGCGTTTCATCAGATGGTCAGCTAGAGAGTGGCTTGGGTTTAGCCAATCAACGGATGAGAGTTGAGGAGGAGTTAGCCAAGTACTCTGAGAGCGAGTGCATGGGGGTTGTGGCTGACGAGGCGGTGTCTGCGTTTAAGGTTCCCTTCGATCAGCGCCCAGGTGGCAGTAGATTCTTGAAGGAAGCAAAGCCAGGAGATTGTTTAGTTGTTTACCGTGGAGACCGTATCTTTCGTTCGCTCAAGGACATGGCCAATACAGTGGCTATGTTGAGGAAGAAGGGTTTAACGCTAAGGCTGATAGAAGAGAACATCTCTACCGACAGCACTGACTCAGACTGGTACCTAAGTCTGGTTACAATGTTTGCGGAACTAGAAAGCAAAATCAAGTCAGCAAGGGTTGTGGAGTGCTTCTCGCGTATGAAGCGTGAAGGTCTCTGCTACACTGAGCCTCATCGATTCATGCTCTACAAAGGTGTTAAGTGTGGCAATCAAAGCAGGTACATCGTTGACTGGGCAAGGGCGGCTAGGTTTCAAATGGCGATGACTGTACGACGAGAGTACGGGTTCAAGGGCACGCACTCCTGTGCTATCGTCAATGCAATCACTGCTCAGCAAAAGGGCATTAAGCCAGCGGTGTATGCGATCAAGGGAAGATTGAGTCGCAAGGATGTGAGGACCAAAAGGGTCAAGCCAAAGTATACGCCTTTATTTAATCGTCAGGTCACTTCGGTCGAAAACATCTGGCCTCAGTTCTTGGACTCAATCGGTGCCGTGGGAGCCAAGCGATTGAATAAGATAGCCAGAGATCAGTTGGCAACAAACATCTCGCAACTCAGCCTCGCTTTCCTGAAGCGGTCTGGGGTACCTATGGATCGACTCACACGGTACTTCGTTGTTTGTGGTGTCGACGCCAGAGTTCCTCTCGACAGTATGCCGAGTGACAATCTTTTGGCTACGGCTCAAGATCTTTAGGGATTCCATTGCTACGGTGACAGTCGCCGGTATCCTTACTTCATCTTGCTCTGCTCGAAGTGTTTCGACTTGCGTAGTAAGCTCAGTGATTCCCTGAGTCAGTGCGTCTAATCCTTGGATTATGTAATCTTCGTTAGCACTCATTTAGTTTCCTTAGAAATCTATAGTACGCTTCCATCGAAGTTCTCATGCCGCCTGGGGTTTTAATAACTTCCAGTTGCACTGTCTTGCCTCCAACACTCTCTCGGCCAACACGTACCAACTCGTAGATGTTGTTGTACGTTCTCTGTAGCCTCTGACCTAACTCCTTGAGTGTTACAAGCTCTTCAGTTCTGGGGTCAATCATTCCGACTACCTGCTCCACTTTTTTATCCTCCTCTTCCAATTATTGTTCTGCTCTCACCAGTATTACCTTTGAGAGCCAATTATTTCTTGTGGCAGTTGGAAAGATATGCGGAGACCCCCTTCCACCCCACCCCAAGGAAATGACATGGCTGATAGCGAATTGACCAAGATGATTCAGGAGAGATTAGCGGAGCGTGCCGCTAATCGTGATGGAGCAACTGCACCTGAGGCTGAGTCAGTCGAATCAGAAAGTGCAACTCCAGAGGCTGTTGAGCAGCAGGTCGAGTCGGCGGTAGAGCAGCAGCCTGAAGCCAAGGCACCAGAAGCTGGCTCCGAACCCGCACCTGTAGCCGAAGTCTCTCCGCTAAAGCAAGCATTAGCTAAAGTTAATATCGCTGCCGACCAGTATTCTGAGGATGAGATTCAGAAGCAACTGGTTAATGTTTTTGCTGAGCGTGATGAGCAGCGACGAAGAATGGCTGAGTTACAGGCTCAGGTTGAAGCTCTTAGTCAGCAGCAGCCGGTTCAGCAACAGATTGCAGAGCCAGTCAAGCCTGAGACTAACGAACAAAAGCTACGTCGCTGGCAAAAGGTTGAGATCGACCAGAATCTAACCAAGTATTGCGAGTTCGACGACAAGACCTCGAAGTTTTTGCCTGATCCTAAGTATGGGATCGATGGACAGAAAGCCGCTCAGCAGCTTAATGAGGCCGTCACTGAGCAGCAGAGACGCAGCCAGCTTATGGTCAATGATCCAGTGACTGCAATGCAGGAAGCTGGGTTGCTAGAGGAAATTGAAAACAAAATCGAAAGCCGCATTAAAGCTTACCACACCCAGCTAGCTGCGAATCTAGCTGAGAAGCAAAAGCAGGTGCAGGCTTATAGATACCAGCAGCAAGAAGAGAACGAGTTCCAGAAGTTCTACACCGACCACAAAAACGAATTCTTCCGAGTCAGTAATGATGGCAATGTCATGGTTGGCTTGGATGGAAAAGAAATTCCTACAGAGCGTGGGCTGCTTTACAGCAACAAGGTTCGAGAGATCTGCAACGAACTTGGTGTGGATCAGCCAGACCTACGTATCTGGAAGTTGGCGTACAGGATGCTTCCCCCAGTAGAGCCTGCCAAAAACCAAGAAGAGTTGGCGGCAGAAAAGAAGCAACAGGTTGAAGCAAAGAAGAATCAGTTTGTAGAGCAGGCCAGGAAGAAGCCTGACGCACGAAAGGTGCAAGTGAGCAATGCTTTTGTGCAGCCGGTAGAAACGCCGGTGAATCGTAAGATGTCATTTCGAGAAATGTTAGAGCGTGATCCAGACAACGCTGAGATTCTGGGCGCGAACTACAGGGGAAACTAACGAGACAAGGAGTAGTCAATGTCTGAGGCAATTTTAGCCATTCGGAACACAGCACCTAAGTACCTAAAAGGTGCATCCGATCAAACGGTACGCAACCGTTTCTGGTTGGCCTTGCTGCAAAGCGAAGGTCGCATTCTTTACAACCAGAGCGGAACGTCGACGACCTGGACTGTGCGAGCACGACAGCCAGCCGCTCGAACCCATTCCAGTGGTGTTGGTGTGATCTACGAACATCACCAAGCATTCGAGCAGTTGACTGTACCAGTCGCTGGCTTGATTGGAACTCAAGCACTGGATCTCAAAATTCAGATGATGAACAAGGGTCCGTTGGCGATCGTCGATCTTTATGCTGATGCGATGGACTCGGTTCTCGCTTCGGTAGGCAATCGATTGTCGGCTGAGTTGTTCTTGCGAAACACTGGCAACGATGACCAGATCGTGGGTATCGATACCCCGATGGTTCCAGACGGATCGGTTTCGGTTAACGACCGCGTAGCACTGCCTTCTAGCTCTGCCTCTTACGGTGGCAAGTTGGTTCGCCCAGGCTCCTACGGTGGAACATGGTCAAACAACTTGGCTGCTGCTAATCGTCCTTCGGGCTTGCTCACCACTGACTGGCCTCTTGGATCTGGCACAGCCGATTACGATTTCGTGAGTCCCAAGCTCATCAATTACGCATGTCCTCAGTGGGGCACTGGTGGTAACACTTGGGCCGATAACTGCGAGCATGTGATTCGTCGTGGTCGTAGCTGGATTCGTCACTTGTCTGGTGGCAGCAAGATCCCAACCTTGCACATGCTAAGCCAGGAATTGTTCGACGAGTTCCAAGATCGCTTGGTCGTTCGCGAGCGATTGCAGGTTAGCGATTACGCTGGCAAGCTTGGCTTTGCAGAAGATGTGATCAACTACAACGGTGCAATGATTAAGAGTGAGTTCGATTGTCCAGCGGGCACTGGCTATGCAGTGAACCTAGATGAAATGAGCTTGTTCAGCTTGCACGATCAGTTGTTCTACTTGGTTGGTCCAGAGTTCAACAACACCGCAATGGCCCATGAAGTGGCTATTGGTTTCTTTGGGAATTTAAGGTTCAATCCAAAACATATTGCCAAGTACGGTGCTTTCGGTTCTTAATCGTTAGTTCCGTCGTCGTAACAAAACAAACCTAACAGGGAGAAAAATAAAGTGGGTGCAGTTCAAACGAATATGTATCGGCTAGGCGAAAAGGCTGTAGCCGGTGAACTAGAGTCTTTGCTTGGGACAGTTCGAGAGTTCACTGATGTGAATTACTCTGCGATTGATTCGCAACGCAAACTCTTGTCAGGTCGCCGCATCAAAGCGATGTGGGTTAAGAATGACTCCGGTGGAGCGCTCAATCCTAATGAGTGCTTAACCTGGAAAAGTGGATTGGCTGGAACTTACGTTGGTGGTGTTACCGGCGCTGCTGGTACTGGAGTTGGTGCAGTTGATCCTTATGTGACATCTGTGGCTAACGGCGAGCACTTTTGGATGCTCATTGAAGGTCCAGGCAAGGCTCGTTCTGCCGGTTCTATTTCGGCTAACGCTATTCTGATTCCTGCCGCTACTGGTGAAGTCACGACTGTGACCAACGACGCGGCTGGCTCCTTGAGTGCGTGTGGTCGTGCAGTGACCGCAGCAACGGCAGCAGATCAAACCATTGATGTGGTCTGGAAGTTCCCAGGCTACTAATCGTTTATGTGACCATGGAAACGGCCAGTGGGTGGCAGGGATGCTGCTCACTGGCTTCTGTTGGCACTAAGTAAAAAACAAGAGGTGATGTTGTGGATAAAGTTAAGGGCGTGACACCTAAGGGTGAAGTAATTAATCAGCCTAAGTATACGGCTAATGCCAAAGCTTACGGCTCAGAGCCAATCATTCAGAACGTCGTCCCTGAAACCTCGGCCCTTCAGAAGGAGCCAGTGGTGGGCGACATGTGGAAGAGCATGGTCTCTCCAATCAAGTTAAATAAATAACCCCGAATGTTTTATGTTCTGGGGGGTGGCTGGTGCCGCTGGGGTAGGGGCTGGTGAGTAATTACTTACTGGCCCCGCTTCGTTGAGGAACAGTATGTCACTAAACCTTAGAGTCACTAATCAGGCAAGTCATTGCAATCAATGTCGTCAAGTATTTCCTAATCGCATGCTTTCCGGTGGGTACTGTGGCGATTGCAGAGAAGTTAGGCGAGAGCAAATACACAGAGAGTTGCTGATGAGCGATACGCGTCAAACAGCCCAGTTTTCAAGAGAGTTGCTGTCTCGAATCAAGAAGGCTGGATCAGATCAGCAGGTTCTTGATCAGGTATTCTCCAAGTTTACTGATCTAGTGGGTGGTGCTGATGGATTGGCTGTCAAGCTCAAGGAGGACTTTGATAAAGTCCGTGGTGAGAATCTGACGCAAAAAGAACAATTGATGTTTGAGCGAAAGGATTCGGTAATCGTCAAGTATTGGCAGATGATATTGAGCCTGCAAGAGAAACTTGATGATCGCAATAACGTGGATGCGTCAGGTCTTACGGACGATGACCTGAAAGCAACCTTAGCACAACTTGCGGCTCGTATGATGCAGGATGATCCTAACTTTCGCATTCAGGTCATCAATAGCGTTGCGATGCAGAGTGAGCCTATCGACGTAGAAGTTACTCCAGCGATAGCAGAAGAGTCTCCTACTTGGGAATACAATCCAGATGACGAATCTGAATCTGAGTAATCGCGAAGCTGCTGCTCTGGTGGAAATGGCTCGGCGCCGAACCACCGCTCTTGATCTGTTTCGTGCTCAGTCTCATCAAGATCCCATATTTCAGTCCAACGCCAGAGAGTTGTTGGTTCGTGGTGGTGTGCGTTCTGGTAAGAGTACCTCACTGGCTGTTCTCACCGGAGCTATTGCTACAGATGGTTACGTTCATTTGTCAGATGGCACCAGGGTGAGAGCGCGTCGTCCTCACCAGTTAGGCAGGCCGCTTACGATATGGATCATTGGCTACGATCAGCGTCATATTGGAGAGACAGTTCATAGGCTTTTGTTTAAGCCAGGATTGTTCAAGATGATACGTGATCGCTCGACGGGTCAATTGAGATCTTACAATCAAGCCGACCCTGACGATGCAGCTAGATCGGGTGAAGTTTATCCTAGCTATCCAGTGATACCCAATCGATTCGTAAAGCCAGGATCTTGGGACTGGGAGAACAAAGGTAACAACGAGTTCAAGAAGGTTGTCATCTGGGATCCAGTGACTAAAGAAACGCTGGCTGACATCTATGCCTACTCATCCAAGGCAGAGCCTAAGCAGGGCGACCCAGTGGATGTGATTTGGATAGACGAGGCGATCAAATATCCAAAGCACTATCAAGAGTGGCAATCGCGTCTAGCTGACAGGCGAGGAAGGCTGTTCTGGTCTAGCTGGCCTAGAGCCAATAATGAGGCTCTGCGTGCTTTGACTGAACGAGCTAAGCTGCAAGATGCCGACGATCCAGATCCGATGGCTGGTGAAGTGATTCTGACAACTAGCGCAAATAGCCAGCTTGATCCTGCTGGTAAGAGAGAGCTTCTTGAGGGCTTTACCGACGAAGAAAAGTCATCTAGAGATCGTGGCGAATACTCTATTGAACAACTCAAGATGTATCCGCTATTTGACAGGAGCTTTCATTCTGCCTGCTATCCTGAGGGAGTTGAGGACAAGATTTCCGAAACGCTAAGGCGGAACAATTGGGTGCCTCCAATTGACTGGACAAGAGAGATGATTCTTGATCCAGGCACGAGAAAGCCAGCGGTACTTTTTTGTGCCATACCGCCGCCGAGTTTCGGTGAGTATTACGTTGTTTACGATGAATTGTATCCAGGTCGAGCAGACGCTGACACACTGGCTCCGATGATTAAGAGCAAGATACAAGGCTATCCGATCTATCGATTCATTATCGACCAGCGTGCAGGTAAGCAAACGACGATGGGCTTTGCGTTATCAGTTGCTGACAACTACTCGCGAACATTCAAAGAACACAACATCCACAGCATCTTGACGGGGCATCACTTTATGTGGGGTTCGCCCAATGTGGAGTCTCGCATCATGCGATTGCAGTCGTGGATGCATGTGAACAATAAAGCTGGCTCCTTTCCGTATCTTCGGATTGTAACTCACAAGTGTCCGAATCTCTGTAAGCAATTAGAGGACTACATCAAAGAGGAGCGATTGGATAACGAGGTTGGTGATCGACCTGCGAAGTATCAGACGATCGACTTAGCTGTGGCGGCGGAATACTGGTGTGCCAGTTTTCCAAAGTGGTTTCCAGTTGCAGGGAAGAATATAGGGGGAGGATCCCCCGCGTTTCAATTGTTTCAGCAGTTGCAAGCGTCTTCATCGTCTCGCAAGAAGCCAGATGATAATTCGGTTTTGCTTGGCACTGCGCTTACCCCCTACAAGGTTTGAACATGTCGCTCAACAAAAATTTTGATGGATTGGCTCCGGTTGGTTTGCCAATTCTGTGGTGTCCTCCACATGCTCCCGATGATGTCGTCCCAGGGATCGTGTCGGATTCGTTTCACAATGGCGTAGTGTCAATCAATACATTTCCAACGTCCAAGAGGAGTGGTGGTGGCTTAGTGACTAGCGTGCCGCACTTAAGTGATGCAAGGCTGTTCGTTGATGGCAAGCCCACTGAATTGGCGAAGCGAACTGGTTGGTGGATGTTCCCCAAGTGGTATGAGGATCTGGTTGAGGTTCGTGGTGTCCCTGATCGCAAGTCTGGTAAGGTCAAGGAAGCTAACTAATGCTTGAGATTCGGGGTAGGCTTGAACGACTGGTGAGTGTTTGGTTGACGAGGATTGAGCAAGCTCGTAAAGCGAGAGAGCCCTTTCGTCAGACCGCTGACATTTGCCGGAACTTCTATCAGGGTACGTGCGGCTTTATGTGGGACGATACGTTCCGCAATAAGTTCTTTAGTAACCTGCCAGCCCCTCAGTTCAAAATGACGATAGCAAAAGCTTTTGAACTTGTCAGCGTGTTTGGTCCTTCACTCTATTGGGACTATCCTGGTATCTCTGCTCGCCCTTACGCTCGTCTAGACATTGAGCCCGATGTCATGGGTGATCCTGCCGATCCTGCCACGGCACAGAGGTACCAGGATTTTTTACAGCGATATGAAAGTAATCGCAGGCGAAATAAGACTCGTTGTTCACTCATGGAGCAATACCTGTCTTATGCTCAACGTGAGCAGCCTAATGGTGGGTTGATTGCTGAAAGCCAGCTTGCGATTACAGAGGCTTTGATTACTGGGCGAGGTTGCCTGTGGACGGAGAAGTATCAGTTCCCAGGTAGCGAGCGAGTGCTGACTAGATCGGTGTTCGATTCTTGCTTGCGTCTGTTTATTGACCCTCAGTGTACTAAGCCAAACTTGAGTGATTGCGGCTGGATTGGCAGACAGCACATTGAGAATTACTGGGATGTTGAGCGAAGATTTGATCTACCTGCTGGCTCTCTTAGTCGTTACGCACGTAATGTTGGCGTGGCTGGTGCAGACGCTAATGAGGTATCTGAGAGTGGCAGGGATGAATATCATCCGATCAAGAACAGTGCCTACGCAACGTCTAATAAGATTATCTGGTATGAGATCTACTCTAAGGTAGGTGTGGGTACTCGCCTAGATGATTTTGATTCGACTCTACATGAAGCGTTCGAGCAGACTGTTGGCGACTTCGCTTACTTGGCTGTGGCTAAAGGTGTACCCTTTCCGCTTAACTTTCCGCCAAGTACCGCAGAGCTTGGCGACGATGAGATACGTAGGGCATTGGATTGGCCTGTTCCGATCTACAGAGATGGTCGCTGGCCTGTGTCACTGCTGGACTTCTATGAGGCTTCTAGTGGCCCTTGGCCTCTGGCTCCGATTGGCATGGGGCTAGG